AAGTTCGCGAGCGTAACAGGAACGGTAAAACCGCCACTTGCATTAGTACCGCCAACTTGGACGCGATATTCTTTAAGAACATTGCGTACCTCAGCATCGACATAAGCATCGCCACCCGCGCTGATCATTTCAGCAAAGGCAGTGCGATAATCCATGACCAAACCGTTATCGACAGCAGGCGCTGTGCGAGCTTCTGTGGCAGGGATTTTGCTGGTGTCGGGCTGCTGCAGTTTTGCCATCAATGCTTCTGCACGCTCTTCGCGCTCAATGCGCTCTTGGAGCTTATCTGCAGATACCATCATTGCATCAAACTCACGTTCGATCTCAGCGGCTCTTTCTTCTGGGGTGTCGTCGGTTACTTCCGACAATTTGGTACGGGCTTCTGTGGCGATGTTCGCCATCGTTTCCCGCAAAGTCTTAATATCAGCCATCGTGGGCCTCCATCTAAGGGATCGGACGCAATCACTGCGTTCGTCTCCGCGCGCTTGCCCAAGGCGCAGGAAGGGCATTAACAGCGGGAACCCACCGTTATTTCTGCAAGCGATCCTTCATCCGCATTCGACGCGGTGCTTGCGATTTTCTTTGTGATTTTCTGAAGTCTTCGAGCGACCGTAAGCCGATCTCAGTGCCAGAGTATGCAGGCGTGGTGACGATACTGACATCATACAGCTCAGCCTCTTCAATGGTCCGACGCGGCAAGTCTTTGCCATTAACGTCTTTCCATTTTTGGCGCGTTGGAATGAAGGCAAAAGACATCTTGTCCAGATCGCCGCGCTGCATCTTTGGAACGATTGAACGCACGTCAGGATCACGCATATCAAGCGATGCCCGCATCCTTAAGCCGCGCTGATCTTCAAAAAGCTCCAACGTACCTGATCGGGTGCGCGCCAGTGGTAAACCTTCGTGATTGATCAGGAAGGTCACGTCATCACGGCCTATCGCGTTCGTAAACGCACCGGGCGCAATGCGCTCCATCCATTGGCCACCAATAACGGTGTCCTCGTCAAACACAGCTGCATAGCCTTCGACAGTCACAGCATCATCCTCGGCTCGCACCTCAAATGAAGTGGAGACCCGGCTTTCACGGTTTTCCATTTGGTTATCCTTAAGTTTTGTCTTGAGACAAACGAGTTACAGGTGCATATAATTCCCTAAAGGGAGCGAATTATGAAAAAATCATTAGTTACACTGCCAGCCTTTTTGCTCATTGCAGCCTGCATGACAGGCAACATGAAAGGCGTTACTAGCGATGGAAAACCAATTGTTTTCGATTACAAGCAAAACGCCCTTTCAGATACATACTACACGACCATTGATGGTGAGAGTTTTGAAGGAAAGGCTGTATCAGTCGATGACAGCGTTACTTTTGGAACCGCGTTTGGTACGGCTTACAATTCTTACGGCGCAACCTTCGGCAATTCATTTGGTGCAGGCATTTCGTCTGGCGGTAAATATAAAGCCATTATGATTGGTAATGCTGGTTCTTCGTTAAAGTGCATTATGGAATATGCAGACAGCTCAGGCATTACAAACTTTGGCGGTGTAGGTGAATGTGTGCATTCTGATGGACGAACGCTTTTAGTTCAGTGGTAGTAGCTTATTAAGCTTCGCTTATAATCTCATCTTGATCAACATTAGGCTGGCTACCAATCGGCACAGTCGCGCCTTGAATTAGCAGCTCATCACCAGATGGCAGCGGCTGCAATTCTTCATGCTCACGCACCTCGTTTGGCGTTTTAATGCCGTTCTGCACTGCGGTCGCGTGTGCTTCCATTCGCGTTTTCAGATCACCGCGCAAAAGGCTATCTACGTTGAAGCGGATATGCTGATTACTTTCTCGACCAAATAGCTTTAAATTTAGCTCGCTTTCAGTTTGCTCGATCCAGCGACGCAGCGTGTGTTTTACAAAATGCAAATCCTGCTGCTCAACATTGCTGAACGTGCCTGTCGATAAATCCTGCAGGAATACTGGCGGCAGCGAATAGATACGCGCGATTTGCTCAACACAGAATTTCTGCAACTCCAACAGCTGCATATCTTCTGGAGAAAAGCCAACCGACTTAAGTTCATGACCAGCTGGCAGAGCCATTACTGGCCGCCCTTCCCTAGCCAATCTTGCTGTTGCTTGCGCCACGTCCTCGCTGGCTCGCTGGGCAGCCGCTCCACTTTGGAATGGTCCCTGCAATACCTCTGGCGGTATGCCGCCTGCTTGAAAGGCTTTGGCCCCGTAGCGCGAGGCTGCGATAGCCATGCCAATCACATCGCGGTGCGTCATGATCGGGCCTCTAACATCAATCATGTTGGCCTTAGTCATGTAGCTAAGATCAATGACCTCACTGGCGTCATAAGTTGCGCTGGCAGCGCGATAGCCAATTGTTGGATAACCCTGCGCGGTGGTCTTGTTATAAACGCTAATGGTGCTTGGATCGAGCGGCACCAAGTCAGTGATCGTCCCTTGGCCGTTGCGCACAATCAAGGTCACAGAGCGGCCTGTCGTTAGCGTTTGCTCAAAGATGTATTTGCGCCAAGCGAATGAACTCATTGACGGGTTTACCGCGCGATTTATCCATGCGCCGATCCCTGTGGTTACAGGCTCATTGCCTTTTAGTATTTCGAGCGGCAAGCTGGCTAATGTGCCGCTTATAAAGTTAGTCGCAGCCCAAATAGCAGGAACGCCCATTGCGTTTTCGATGTTAATCGTAATGCCTGCGCCAGCTTGATATTCGCCCAAACCCATAAGGTGCAAAAAGTTTTCGGAACTGACAGGCACATTGGGGTTTTCGAGTGACCGCTGTTCAGGCTTTAAAAATTTGTCAAACATGCCCATGCTGTGGTTTCCTTAAGGTGCCGTAATTATTGGAGGGATGAAACGTGAGTGTTGGACGAGTAAGTGTGGGCGAATTTAAAACTGAAGCAGCCGTTGAAAAATTTTCAAAAGATTATGCAGAACAATACCATGAAAATTTCCCAACCGCTGAGGCTTCAATTGCCATTCGGACTGGAGCAACTTCTGCATTAATAGTGACAATTTATCCTAATGAAGAAGCTCAGGAAGAGAGCCTCGATGCGCGAACAAAATTCCTTAAAGACCGCGAACATCTAATCAACATGAACGAAAGCTTTTTCTATGAAGGCACAGTAGATTTTAAATTCTTAACTAACGCCCAAAACCAGTCCGAGGATCAACAATCTCAGCTCGATGCCATGCAGCAAGAGATTTCAGAATTAAAAGCCATGCTTGCGCAAGTTTTAGCTAAACTGCCATCTTAAACTCTGGATCGTCCCACGGGCTTGTTGGTATTGTCATATCTTCTGCGCTCATTGATCCAAGAGCCATGGCCAGCGCCACCAGCCCATCAATCTTTGAGTAACTTTTCGACTTGTGCAGTTTGCGGTTGCCCGCAGGATCGCTTTGCACAACTGCTCCTGCTGCGCACATGTTAAGGATCGGGTTGCCGCCGTGACGCAGCTTGCGCTCTGCCACATGTTGCTCAACCTTATCGACCGCTGGCGACATATCTCGGAAGCCTTGGCCAAACGGCTGCATTGGAATTTCGCTGCCGATCTTTTCTAGCTCGCGCCTAAAGTCATTGATGCGCCACCTGTCATACGCCAGCAGCTGCAGCTGATATTCCTCAGCTATCTCTGCCACCGTTCTGGCGATCACCTCTGGCTGGATAACTGGCCCAGCTATCGTGGTTAGATAACCTTGGTCGGCCCATATATCCCAAGGCACCTTTTCGCTCTGCGCCTTGTCTCTCAGCCCGTCCTCTGGCAGCCAGAAATGCGGAACAACGTGCAGCTGATCATCTTTTGGAAACACCAAAACCAGCGCCGTTAAATCGCGACTTGCCGAAAGATCGAGGCCAGCGAAACAAACATCACCAGCCTCGACTTCAGGAGGAACATCGTTAGCCTGCCATTCCGCGCGTGAAAGGAACGGAGACTGAGCCTCGATCCGCTGATTAAGGAATAACCAGCGGAAAGAGTTTGCTTTTGCCGGGAGCCTTTCAGCTTGCTTGGCAAAATCCTTCATGTCTTGTTTTGAGCGAAACTTACCCAGTGCAGGGTTCGCTATTTTCCACGCTTTCTGGTCAGAAAGTTCGCAATCTTTCGGAGCCGTATAAACGTGCGAAACAATGCGCCGATCTTTTGCAGCCGCCGCGTCATCCAACCAAATGCTAAAGAGGTCAGCATCCGTGGCAGCTTGCGTAGAAATCGCGATAAGTAACGGGTTAGCATGTGCGCCCTGTGCAGTTTCAATTGCTTCAATAAACGCATCGTGTGGGCCGCGTACTTGCCCCACCTCATCTAAGATGGCC